AGTCCGCTGTTACAACAGGCAAAACGAAACGGTGCGAAGGAGATCTTACCTAACGGCAACGAGTTAGTTAAATCTGATCAGCATTTTTGTTTGATCCTAGCAGAAGATGGCTCCACTCAACCGGCAATCATAGACATGAAGTCTACTCAGCTAAAGGTCAGCCGCAATTGGAAGACCATGATCGCCATGCAAAAGGCGGATCATCCTACTAAAGGTAAGGTTACTCCTGCGGTCTTTGCTACCAAATGGAAGTTGACTTCTGTTGAACAGACCAATGACCGAGGTACGTTTGCCAACTGGTCGGTTGCCAAGGTCGGACTGATAGACAGTCGAGACCTACTACAAGAAGCTAAAACTTTCCGAGCGTCGATAGCCGCCGGAGAAGTGAAGGCCACACCAGAGGAGTCTTCTAGCTCCACTGTTAGCGGAGATGAAATACCGTTTTAAGTGGCACGGTGGCGGCGGTCGGGGGATACGCCGCCACTTTTTTCTAGGAGGTACTAATGTCTAACGCACAAAGATTATTGAAGACCTTTGAGGGATCTTCTCTTGCTCACGGTAGAACTACGGTGGGTAATGTCGGACGGAATGGTAAGACTGAGGCCAAGTATACTGTGCTTCGGGAACCTTTGAACGACACTGTGATGCAACATCACATAGAAGGTAAGCAAGGTGTCAACTCAATCCCCATAAATTCAGATAACAAATGTAAGTTTGGGTGTCTTGATATTGATATCTATGATCTGGATCTTGCCGAGCTAAATAAAAAGATTAGGAAGTTAAAGCTTCCCTTGTTCCAATGCCGATCTAAGTCTGGAGGAGCGCACCTGTTTCTATTCTTAAAAGATTGGGAGCCTGCAGCTCTAGTACGGGAGTACCTCCTTGAGATGTCAGTAGTGTTGGGATTTGCCAGTGACTGTGAGATCTTTCCAAAGCAAGACAAGATCATGGCTGATCGAGGGGATGTCGGCAGCCATATAAACGTACCATACTTTAATGCGGAACAAACGATGCGTTATTGTTTCGATAGCGCAGGCCAGGCGATGGAGCTTGAGGAGTTTTTAGATGCGGTTGAGAAAGGCCGAGTGTCTATATCCGAATTGAATGAGATGGATCTTGGAGGTAAGAGAGAGAACTTTACTGATGGGCCATACTGTTTAGAAGTTATGACCAGTCTAGGTAAGGTTACGAAGTTTAGAAACATCTTTATGTTTTCGGTGGGTGTCTATTGTCGTATGAAATGGCCTGATGATTGGAAGAAACATCACGAAGAATACAACAGGAAGTTTTGTTCTCCTGCCCTGCCGTCAAAAGAAGTGGTAGATATACAGAGCTCCCTTGATAAGAAAGAATACTTCTATACCTGTGAGACATGTCCTTTAAAAGATCACTGCGACAAGGATCTATGTAAGACTAGACCTTATGGGGTGGGCAATGAAACATTAGATCTTCCCTCGATGGGCGGCCTAACGATCATAAAGTCTCAGCCTAGACTCTACTTCATGGACGTTGAAGGAAGAAGGGTTGAGCTATCAACTGATCAGTTGGTTAATCAAAACCTCTGGGCCAAGGCGTGTGTGGAACAAATCAGTTACTTCCCTTCTATGATGAAGCCTAACAAATGGAACTCTACGATCAATCAGATGCTGCAACAGGGTACATATCTGGAAGTGACAGAGGAGTTTACATACCACGGACAGTTTAAAGATCACCTTAGAAACTATTGTACTAGCCGAGTTCGCGCTATGGCTCCCGATGAGGTTCAGATGGGTAAGCCCTGGACCGAGGGCGGAGTTACTAAGTTCACAATCGATGGACTTATGGAGTATTTAAATCGACAGGATTGGAAGCACTGGTCCAAGGCTCAAGTACAAGAGGGTATCAAAGCGTTGAACACTGACGGCAATGGTGTAGGTCACCAGAACATAATGAGAGGAGGCAAGCGAACTTCGATTAGAGTTTGGTTCGTTCCTTCATTCGAACAAGAAGAACTAGAAATACCAACAAAGGAGAACGACTATGACGAAATCCCATTCTGATAAACTTATCCCAGTTAGCGAAGTAGCTGATTGGTTAGGTGTATCTAGATCTACTATCTACAAATGGGTGGAACTAGAGAAGTTTCCTGCGCCCTTGATCCTAGGATCAGAGGTTGACGGAAAGAGAAGTGCAAGCCGCTGGGTGAAAGCCGAGGTAGCTGAGTGGTTGGAGGCTAGGCCTCGAGGTATCCAACATGGACTCTAAATCTACTTTGATCTTTGGTCCTCCTGGTTGTGGTAAAACCCACACTCTTATTGAGAAGGTCAAAGAAGCAATAGCCAAGGGCACATCCCCAGATCGTATAGCTTTTGTATCGTTTACAAAGAAGGCTATCCGCGAGGCTACGGACAGGGCCTGTGCCACGTTCAATCTGACGGAGAAAGATCTACCTTATTTCAGGACACTGCACTCTATGGCCTTCAGAGGGCTTGGGTTACAGTCTTCCAACATGCTTTCTCGATCTGACTGGACAATCCTAGGGCAGCAACTTGGTTTAATCTTTGACGGAACGAATGGTGTGTCCCCAGACGACGGGATGATTATGCCTTTGCCGATTGGTAAGGGGGATACTTATCTACAGTTGATGACGAGAGCTCGGTACAAGATGATCTCGTATTCGCAAGAGTACAATCGACACGGAGATCGAGACATGTACTATCCTCTCATAGAAAAAATCCACCGAGTTGTTTCTGATTACAAACAGGAAACTTCTAAGGTTGATTTCGTAGATCTCATAGAGTTGTACATTAGTTCTGTGGAACCTCCTCACTTAGAACTTCTGATCGTGGATGAGGCTCAAGATTTGACACCGTTACAATGGGAGATGGTGAAGAAACTAGGCCAGAATGCGGAGAAGGTTTTGTATGCGGGAGATGATGACCAGGCGATCCACCGATGGACAGGTGTTGATGTACGGTTATTCCTTGGATGCAGTGATCACAAAGAGATACTCACTCAGAGTTATAGACTACCAGTGTCGGTATATGGGTTGTCTCAACACATCGTTCGCCGGATAAATCATAGACAAAAGAAAGACTTTGATCCCACAGCGGAACTAGGATCCGTAAACTTTCACCGACAGGTGGAGGAACTTGATTTCTCTACAGGATCTTGGACGTTGATGGCTCGAACAAACGCAATGGTTCGGGAGTGGGGTGAGGCATTACAGGCCGAAGGTCTTTTGTATTCTATCAAAGGTAGGAGTAGTATCAGCCAAACTACGGGGGAAGTCATCAGTTCTTGGAGAAAATTACAGCGAGGGGAAGCATTACCTCTTGCCTCTGTTGTCAAACTCTACGAAAATGTACCTAAGATGGGAGATCTCAAGGTGGTGAAGCGGAACTCGAGCAGTCTATTGCAGGCCGTAGATCCCGAAAGTCTCCTGTCTTACGAAGACCTCCGACTTAATTATGGAATGGAGGCACCCAAGGACCGAGATGCGATGGACGTGGCTCGATTGGGTAGGCATGATAAGCTTTACTTTGAGGCTATCGAACGGAGGGGAGAGAACTTTCTGGATACACCTAGGGTAAAGCTGTCAACCTTTCATGCCATGAAGGGAGGGGAAGATGATAACTGTGTGGTATCTTTATCAAGCACTCGAGCCTGTGCTGAGAATAGAAACCAAGACGACGAGCACCGTGCATTTTATGTTGGCGTAACGAGGGCTAAGAAGAATTTGCATATAATAGAATCCAACAAAAAGTATAGGTATGTATTATGAGAAGAGAACAAATACTCGCGAAGGCAGAAGAGTTAGTCAATGGTCCAAGGGCCACGCATTATGGAGACGCATACCAAAACCATGAGCGTATAGCCAAGCTATGGTCGGTTGTACTTGGGGTTGAAGTTACTGTGTCCCAGGTTTATCTTTGCTTAAACCAATTAAAGGTATCGAGACTTATTGAAACGCCTACTCATGAGGATTCTTGGGTGGACATAGCAGGGTACGCCGCTTTGGCTGCTGAAAAATGGAATGAATAATGCAGAAGAATCTATTTGAAGTTAGCAGTAGCCATGACAATGATTTCTTAATCAAGAATGAAATGGATCTCATTGAGAAGGACTGGAACATACCTCCAGAGTACCCCGACCTAACTGTTTACAAACAAATATCTATAGACCTCGAGACATGTGACCCTAACCTCATGACTTTAGGTCCTGGTTGGTCAAGAAACGATGGTCACATCGCTGGGATTGCTGTGGCAGCAGGGGATTACTACGGATACTTTCCCATTCAGCACGAGAACGGTCACAACTTAGATCATAGGATGACTATGAAGTGGCTAAAGAAACAGATGGAAACTCCTCACATAGATAAGATTATGCATAATGCTACCTATGATGCAGGATGGCTCCGCTCAGTGGGCATAGAGGTACAGGGTAGGATCATCGATACTATGATCGCCGCCGCCCTCATTGACGAGAACAGGTTCTCCTACAGCCTAAATAACCTAGGACGTGACTACCTTGGTGAAACCAAAAGTGAGAGACTCCTTCGAGCCGCCGCCGCAGAGTGGGGGATTGATCCGAAGGCAGACATGCACAAGCTACCACCTAAATATGTTGGAGCCTACGCTGAACAAGATGCAGTGCTAACCTTAAAGTTGTGGGAAAGATTTAAGACAGAGATAGCGAAGCAGGAACTAGGCCACATCTTTGACCTAGAAACTTCTCTTATCCCAGTGATGCTTGACATGAGGGAGAAGGGTGTTCGTGTAGATTTAAATAAGACAGATGTAATACGCAAAGAGTTACGCACCAAGGTGCGAGATTATAAGGCCGAGATCAAACGTAAGACAGGCATAGCCATAGAACCTTGGGCTAATGCATCTGTTGCCAAGGTCTTTAAAGAGTTGGGCATAGACTTTCCGAAGACAGAGGCCGGGAGTCCGTCCTTTACAAAACATTTCTTGAACGCTCACCCTAATGAGATAGCTCAGATGATCGTGAAGCTGCGAGAGTTTGACAAGGCAGACAGTACGTTCATTGATAGTATCATGCGCCATGAACACAAAGGGCGGATACACACAGAGTTCCATCAGCTACGCAAAGACGGAGGGGGAACTGTCACAGGTAGATTTTCTTCTAGCAACCCGAACCTACAACAGTTTCCTGCGAGGGATCCAGATATTAAGAAGGCTATCAGAGGATTGTTTCTACCCGAAGAGGGGGAGAAGTGGGGAAGCTTTGACTACTCGAGCCAAGAACCGAGGCTCTTGGTACACTTTGCATCGTCCCTTCCAGATAGCATGAAGCATTCTGTGGTGGATACTATTGTAGATGAGTACAACAACGGAGATGTTGACCTTCACCAGATGGCAGCAGACCTCGCCGGGATCTCTAGGAAAGAAGCGAAGGTCGTGAACCTAGGAATTATGTACGGAATGGGTGTTGGAAAACTTAGCAATCAGTTGGACATCTCCAAGGATGAGGCCAAAGATATCTTAGAACTATACAATGATAAGGTCCCTTTCGTTAAACAGATAGCAACCATAGCAAGTCAGAGAGCCGCGACCGAAGGTCAGATCAGAACGATCCTTGGACGTAGGTGTCGGTTTCATCTATGGGAACCTCGAAGCTTTGGGTACAATAAGGCTATGCCGTTAGCGGAAGCGGAGAAAGAATACGGTGGACTTGGGATGTTACGACGAGCCTTTACATACAAGGCGTTGAACAAACTTATCCAAGGAAGCGCGGCGGATCAAACAAAGAAAGCTATGGTGGACTGCTACGCGGAGAAACTTATTCCCATGCTCACGGTGCATGATGAGTTATGTTTCTCAGTACAAAGCGAAGAACAGGCCAAGAGAATAACTGAGATCATGGAGACAGGCTTGCCCTTGAACGTACCTACGAGAGTAGACTGCGAGATGGGTGACAACTGGGGCGAGGCAGGATAAAGGTTAGGGTCGTCTGTTAACTATGTCCGCGTTCTTAGGATCACCAAGTAAGGTTGAGGATACATTGGTTCGGTTTACTGGTGGAGCTACAGGTGCAGTGTCAAATTGAGAGAAGAAATTACCTGAAGGTGCAGCGGGAGCAGAAACATTATCAAATTGAGAGAAGAAATTAGGTGCGTTAGATACTGGTTCTTCCCTTGGAATGTATATCTCTTCAGGTACTCCTGCCGGATTAAAGTCTGGGTCGGTAGTTAAAGTTTCTTTTCTGAGTTGACGATAGACATTTCTTATCTCGTCTTTAGGGAACTGATCATAGATACCAAACCTTCTCATTTTCTTTTTAACCTGAGAGCTTACCTTATACGGATCCGCTTTGCCTTTACTAATTCGATCTACTCCAGAGATGTTGTTGGCCTTTAAGATCTTTTTAATCTTTGATCGAGACAAACCTAACGCCGCTCCATCTTCAAACATCTGATAAAACTCTTCGTCTGCTTTTCTTAAAGACACATTTGCATCAATATATCCTTGCAACAACTGGTTTGAATTTATGTTCTGATCGTCAGCAAGACTAGTAAACTTTTGTTTTGCTAGAGATTGTTTCTTCTTTAGATCGTACCCTCTATACCGAACGCTCTTCTCTGGATCAAAAGTTATCGGTCGGAATCCTGCCATCCCTAGGGCAGTGGTCCTATCTAATCCGTATTCCGTTCCATACTTGTCCATAGAATCAATGAAGCCGTCCTCGGATCCGACAAGTGCCCGAACAATCTTTCTAGGTCTTACAAATCCGCCTCTAGTCTCAAAGGGTAGAACATTTGGGATGGCTGCATTCGCCATATGAAGGGTGCCTTTTTTTAACCTAGTTCCATAGCTGTCGGCTTGAGAAAAGATTGATGCACCAGTGTCGGTTATACCTTTGCCCAAGGGGTTTCCTTCTTGGAAAGCTTTTAAAGCCATAGATTTTTCCATGAAAGGCTTCATAGATTCAAAGGCCGAGGTAAACATTGCCTCTGCCAAGGCTTCTGAACTTCCTCTTCCTGTACGTTTAGACTCCGCAAAAGAACCCATCGCAGAGTCAGCAATTTTCTTTATGTCATTGTATGGATTAAAGGTGCTGAAGTTAACGAACTGTGGATTCCCCTTCTTATCTAGACCAATAGGAATCAACGTAGCATACTTCTCCCAAGGAGATCCAAAGGATC